GTTCTTCTGAATCAGGTTCGCAGTGATAGAAGATGGGCACCCCGGCCCCGCTTATCCCATCGCCCTCGATATCGGCGGTGTCAGCTTCACTCTGCACCGCCGTTATCGTGGCTTTGATGTAAGCGTGATCGGCTACGTCGCCAAGGTCTGGGTGATCGTATTTAGGCATATTATGGATTCGACAAGGTTATTTGATAAGTCACACTTAGCACGTCATTGTCAATAACCGCCCGTTTAGCGCTGAACAGTTTGGCACACATCAGGACCCCGCTTGCGTCGGTCTTGGCCGCCGTATTGGTCAAGCCCGCTCCGTAAACATCAAGGGTCGATGCAATGGTAAACTCCGCTTTTGATGCAGCATTGGTACTGGCCGCCGTTGCAGTCGTAACAGTAGTCCAAGCAGGTCTGTTGGTTGCAGGATCGTCATACTCCGCATCTTGGCACTCGTTATAAGTCCCTGCCGCCCCAAGATGCACCGTGGCCGTGTTCCCGACAGCGGGTGTCACATTGTCCTCATAAATAAAGACGTACCAGATCCGGGACCCCGCCTTTGATGTAGTCCACCACATGGTATTGTTGAGAAACGCCATGCCCTCTGTAGTGAAGGTGTTTGGGGGTTCCGGATATCCCCCGGCAATCAGCACACCATCCCGCCACTGATCACACTGCCAAATCCCCTGTAAGCCGCACTTGCTCTCAACATGATGCTTGAGGGCGTACACGCTGTCTCGATTGTCAAATATATGCTCAAGGGCTTTCTTTAGATTAATTTTCTGAAACATCGATTTATCCTCCGTGTTGAATGGGGCATAAAAAAAGGCCGCAGTGGAGTCTATGACCTCCATAGCGGCCTTTAAATTTGACTACCAAGGGGGATCAATCCCTCAATAGCGCCCCAAATTGTTGGTTAAATTACTACGCCGTTCCTCATTACCTCCGCAGTTGCCGTATCGCCTAAACCAAGACCGGACCCTTCCGACCCCTGCTTAAACGATGTTAGAAACTGAAAACGTCCATCTTTCTTTCGATATAAACTCGCCCCTTCGACACCGGGCGCGAACTTCACCTTCTGTTGTGAAAGTGCGAACAATCGTCCTAAGGGATTACCGGCTACTATCCCCTCTTCACTCACCCACACCGGAACACTGTTATGCTTCTTCTCAGGTGGGCTGATAGTATCCCCAAGCTCTCTGATATCGTTACAGTAGGCAAGGGTTCCGGGGATGGCCCCTGCGCCCACGTCAAGTTGCTTCATTTCTTCCGGTTCAGTCCCGAGAAGACAATAGGTTCTATCCTTGCACCCTACAAAAAGCCCTGAGAAAACCTTTGCGATTATGGCAATATCAGTAGCAAACTCGAAGAAGCCTGATCCAGCCTTGAAATGCTCAACATGAAAAGACTCGGAATAATAGAGTTTATTACCCACGCTCCCCCACATTCTACCGAAGGCGTGAACTATGTTTTCCATATATGGCGGTTGACTACAGAATAGAAAAGGAAAAGGCTCAACCGTAGGAACATTGCTAATAACGTCAGTCTTTCCAATGCGATAAAATACGTCACCATTCGGGTCGGTACACCATACGGTAGAATCTGACGACCTGTTGCTGATTGAGATCCCGCCTGTACTGGCAAGGGTTATCCTGGCGATAGGTCCGTTACCACTGATCTCGTCTCCTGATTCATTAGTCATGAAAACATGATACGTTGCGGCGGGTAATCCACCGGTACCGGAAGACACAACAGGACCTTCAGGTGGAGCAACACCCCAGGCGGAGATTGCATTCGTGCTTGGATCAAAGATGCCGTTCCAGTGACCGTTGGACATGTAAACGTTGTCCCCGATCTCTGCGTAATACATCTTACGCTGAAGACCGCCTATGTCTTCAATCGTAGTCGCGGTAGTACCTTCTATACGTTTAATGGTACTGCCACTCATTGCCAGCATGCAGTGCACACCCCCAAAGATGCTGTGACAGTTGGCTAAAAGGACATGCTCGGTATAGCCATCACGTTTCGCAAGACTGCCCTGGTCAGTGACATCACTGTTGAGGATAATACGAGGCTGTGCGACACCCTTCTTTGCGAAAAATCCCTCAGAAGTAGAGATGTTATTCATTCCGGTGAAGCGGTCTATTTTGATGGTGTCAGGCATTTAATCACAAACCCCCAAGTCTTGAAACCCCCCATCTGAATAATACTGCGGGATTTCATCTATTCCCGCCCAATCGACATAATCCTGCATAGCTTCATAAAAACGGCTTGTATGATATTTGTAACCTACCCCCTGATTGTCGTCCCCATCTTCGATCTGCCCGAAAATCTCCTTCGCTACATAATGCTGTATAAGACGAGTTGCCAAATTATCTGGAAACGCATCTATAACATCGGAGTCGTCAACTAAATCAACGGGCATTCGATAGAAATGAATTGTCAAATCGTATGAGGCTGAAGGTATAGATTGATAGTACAGACGATCGCCCTGAACACAGACAACCGACACGGACCCTGCTTGAGAAAGGTCTTTTTTTGTAGCTTGATTCAGGAATAAGGCAAAAGAGTAAAGATCTCCACCTTGAGGGCCACGGATTTGATATCCATTCTCATCCGCCACTAACAGTAAGCCCCTTTGGTAGTCAGACGGTAAAGCTTTATATGGCGCGTCCGTAGCGGTCGAAACCGTGTCAGTATCGTACAGAAGAGGCGAAGGAGGAGATATTTGGCCATCAGGTAATCTAATTCCGCCACTTATCTCAGATATGGCACTGTTTATACGCCCCGTAATGGCACTGGTATACGAACTATCCTGAAGTACCCCTTGAGCCGCCGGGTAGGTGATATTCCCATCCGTACAGGCCCCGGTAGCCGCCTGCCTATCAAGGGTGACACTAACCCCGGAAATAATGGACTCGGCAATGTATTTTCCGGCAGTGGCATTCGTCCCGCTGTTAATCGTGACAACATCCCCAACAGACAGGGCATCGTCAATACTGGATGCTTCACTGACTTTTGTAAGGACAGACGGGTCGGCATTAGATATACTCACCCCTGTTAAGGTGTTGGCAGAGCCACATAAGGCTAATTTCAGTGCCGCAAGTGTAGTTGACATAACTCCCTCTCTTTAAAAGGCCCCCAGGGATACCCAGTGCATCCCCAGGGGGTCAAGGGTTAGAGAAAGGAGGGTTTACGCCTCTGAAGCGTCCTGCTTGACGGACGCTGAGTTGTCGTACTCAATCGTAATCCCAACTACAGTGTTCGCCGTCTCAAGCTCTGAAATAACAATCTTGAGCATTTTATAGGCTTCAGTAGTAGAATCCGGATCGAAGATAAGGTCCTTGTTGGTCGTATCAGCGGTTCCTTTTTTAATAACCCCAGCCGTTACAACCGTGGTTGTAGCAAGATTAACAGAGGTGGTATCCCTCTGAATATCCACAGTGTCATCAACGGCGACTATGGTATCAAACACAACCTTCTGGGACTTAACAACCCCCCGACATGGCACAGGAAAATAGAAGGTCTCTATTCCTACGGCTTCTGTTCCTGATGTAATAAGAAAGTTTAAATATTTCATTTTAGATCCCCCATTTTATGCTTCTGATGCTGCTTGGACTACTGATGCAGAGCTGTCATATTCTATATCTATCCCAACAACCGTGTTCTTTGTCGCAAGGGCTGAAATGACGATCTTGAGCATCTTATAAGCCTCAGTGTCAGAATCCGGGTCAAACACCAAATCCTTGTTCGTGGTATCCGGTGTTCCCGTGTAGACCTTCCCAGCCGTTGTTGCACCTGTGGTTATCTTGTTTACTGAGGTACTGTCTCGCTGAACATCAAGCGTGTCATTAGAAGCCACAGCAGTATCAAACGAGACATTTAACGACTTGACAATACCCCGTACAGGCACAGGGAAATAGAAGGTTTCCGCACCGGCGACTTGTGCCCCAGCAGTGACGAGAAAGTTTAAGTTTATCATAATGGTCCTCCATATTAAGGGGAGCCCGGAGGCCCCCCTGGTTTAGTTTAGGTTAGGGAGCCGTTACAACGCTGTCAGGTGAAAGCGGAGTAAAGGTCATATACCATGCAATCACACCAGAAAAAGCCGCATCACCAAGGCACTGAACAACTCCGGGAGCCAATAGGAACTCAGTCTCTTGCACCAAGACCGGATCTGCAATATGAAACCCAAGACCTCCTGAAGGAGTGAACACACTCGTAGCCCCGACATTATAATAAAACGTCCCGGCTGCATCACCGGTAACAGACACAGCCCCAGAATTAAGCTCAACAGTGGCAGCAGGGGTGGTTGTGATGTGCTGCAACCGGAGGTTAGATGCCCCACCAATAACAGTGGTAACAAGCCCGACAATCCTACACCGGACAGGCCCGCCCGAAATGGTGAAGATGGGATCAAGCCCATTAAGGACAGCCCCATCGGTCTTCACGACACACCGAGGATGCGCCCAAAGAACATCAATCTCCGCCCTTGTGTCTACGGCTTCGGTATCTGCCAGAATATCGGCAGTCTTGGTTCCCAAAGCCTCGAGGGAGTCAGTTGAATTATCGTAACTTGTAGCCACTGCCGTAGCATCATCACCTAGAATCTTGGCAAGAATGCTGTCCTCTGCAACAGAAGCAGGGAACGCGCCCGTCCCATCAGCGGTGATCACAAGATGATCCAAACCGTCAGTGAGCAAAGCAGCTATAACATCGGCCTGAGCGCCGGTATTCCCACCGGCTGTAAGGGCAATAGCATCGCCCCCAGTAAAGGCATATCCTCCCTTACCGTCCCAACCAGAAACAAACCACTCGCCGTTACCTTCAGTATCAATGACATTCTTGGTCAAGGCCACATTGTCATTATAGAAATACCCGGTAATGTGGATATCAAGACAGGCCGTGGTAATGAAATTCACAACCGCAGTCGAAGCCTCACCGTAGAAATCAACATAAATCCTGGCAGTATCGACACCCACTAACTGAATAGGCGCCACACACGCATTACCGGCAATGTACCCCCGGTATTTCAGGTTAATCTCAAGGTTATCAGCCGCAGCCGTGGTCAGAATACCCGTGACACACTCAACCGTAGCACTCGCGTCCCGGATCTCCACATCCACTTTACAATTAGCCGCACTCACCACAATAGGAGACACAACCGAATCAATGGACGGCACGATCAAGACATTCTCAATCGAACAAGAAGCCGCACTCATGGTGATGGTTGAATCAACAGTGCTAAAGGTAAAAGTCGGTCTATCCGCACCCTCACCTAGGCCTACAATCCTAATCCCGGCCACATCAATAGCGATAGCTGCCGCAGTTGCTACGGTCTCATCACTATTGGGCATAAGTTTAATGATGTCACCCTGATTAGCCGTACACAGTCCGACGGCATAATCCAATGTTGCAAGGGCGCGGGCCGATGTTTTACCAGTGTGCCCATCATCACCATTCACGGAATCAACGTACCAGACATCGACAACCTTGATCCCGAAATCAGTTATTGGTCGAGAAGCCTTAGACCCCCCAACAGTTAAGACTCGCTCACCCGCCGACGCCATAACCGGAATCAACAGGAGGGAGAGTGCTATCACAATTAAACGAAATTTCTTAAACATAATAATCGACCTCCTTGGTTACATGGTTACGGGTTTACGAGGGAGCTACAAGTCCGGTATGACGAACGTGCATCTGACGATTACTGCAATACAGGTTGCCTCTCCAACGGGTATTAGCCGATATGATATCCGGCTGTCCGGCCTCTTTCTTGGCCACCCATTCGGGAGTTGTGAAATTATAATCCCTATGGGACCGCAGGCTCAGAAAGCGGAGATTGAGGGCATCCAGGTAGCCCGTAGTGTAGCCAGGATCGGCCACAATAGCCGCACCCTTATGAACAATATTCTCCCATCCAGCTTCCACTAACGCGTCTTCTTTGTACCTCTGCTGTGGATGGAGGGAAAGCTCGTACCCGTCAACCAAAAGCTCCGTAGTGACACAGAAATTTGGCCGTGTCCCAAGATACCCACCGAAGCCCGGAGTCCTGAAGATTTGCTGCATGACTTCAAAGCAAATGGCGGTATTGGCCGTTGTAATGACATTGGCCTTCCAAGTGCTCATCTCGTCCGTATCAATGGACCCATACTCAGTTGAACTTGTGGTCTCGAACAGGTCGCCCAGACCGTTAATGCTGTTATCATCAGCAGCTTCGGCAATCACCTGAGAAGCCATGTCCACCCGAATAGCCTTCTTGATGTTATCAATGTACTTTTTGGACAACCGCACAATGGCCTCATCCCCGGCATTCTGGGTCTGATCATCCAGGTTAAGGGTATTCGACCCATAAGCACCCGCCCACCTGAACCGGGCCGCGTCAAACAAATCTTTCTTCGACTGGTTAATTATAGTGTCATTACCGTAAGGACCATGATTAGACACGTCATACTCAAGCGGCACCTTCACCATCAGGCCACCGTCAACGATCTCATCCGGTTTGATCTCCCAATTACCGACCTTGAGAGCCTTCTGCATCAGCTTAAAAAGCAGGGCCGATGCCTTGTTCACGATGTCTTCCGGATCAGTCTGATACCAGAAGTAGTCAGTGGTCGCGTTTAGCTGGTTAATTAAACTCATTGGTTATACCTCCTGTGTAAACAGACACAGGGATCTTAGGCGTTTCTGAGATTCGCAAGAACCCCCATTGCACCTTCGTCAAGCTCTGCGCCTGTCAATTTCTTCTCTCTTGTTTTTTGTTGTGAGGGAGACTGGCCTTTTACGATTACCTTTCCTGTTTCGTCTTCACCTTTTTTTAGATTTAAAAGGCGCTGTGCCTCCTCATTTTCTTCCGATAGTCTCTGCACTTCAACGAGAGCATCGTCCCGCTGAATCTCCCGGTATGCCAGGACAGGATCACTCATACCGCTTGTATCGTTGGTGAGTTGTTCCTGTATTCGCATCTGCATATCCGGCGTGTTAAAGTCCGGGTTATCTCGATAGAACTCCTTGTGCATAGATTGGACATCCCTTTCGTCAAGGACTTTTGAGAACTCGGCCTGTGCTGCTTCTAACGCAGTCTGAGCGCCTTGTTCCGTCCCCGCTTTCATGGCAATGTTCGTTAACTTGGCACTGAACTTTGCCAGGTCTTTAGGGAAACTAGGGTCTTCAGAATCCAGTTCAGACATCTTCTTTTCTATGGCCTGGATCTCCTTACCGTAGTCCATACCCTTCGGGGGCTCCTTGGCTTTAGGTTCGGCTGTAGGCTGGGCTTGCGCCTTCTCTGCAAGGCTTTGAAAGAACTCGACTTGTTTCTTGAGGACTCCCATTTCGGTCCCCTGTGTGCCGAGCTTGCTTTCAAGGTTTTTCAAGCCTTCCGCTGCTTCCTCTTCGCTCTTGTATTTCCCTAAAACGAGCTTCGGGGTGTTAGTGGTTTCCTTCGCGCCTGTCTCACCTTTTGCGGGCTCATTACCATTAACGTTGGAATCTCCATCTTTCTGCACATTATCTTTCGCCATGGGTTTCTCCTTTCTTCTGAGCCGATTGCTTATAAGGGGTGTCCTTTCAGGCCCTCGCAACGGGTGCCCCAGATCCTAAAGTGTTAAACAAACAAAGCCCGGACCTCCACGGCACTCAATTTGAGCGGTATCCGTAGTGATCCGGGCTGAAGTGAATCTCTAATTTCTTAGAGGCTTAAACTGTATCCGGTTATTTTGTTATATTTAAAGGCGCCTGGGTTTTGACAACCCTTCATAATGGTATCTTGGTTGGCTCTCCGTCAGACGCCGTGACGTGCATCACACCTTCTCCTTAATCCCAACATCGGGCCTCTCCCTGATCCCACCTTGATTCACCGGGATCTCAACAGAGAATTTACCCGTGGGCTTATTCAGCAACCATGCCATAAATCGTTGCTCGACTCTTTGGAACAGGGAGTGTATTTCTTCGGTATTATCAGGCATTGAGCATTTTACCTTTAGGCCAAGGCTGCCATCCAGGGGGAGGCGGAAAGTACTTCTCAAGCCTCATTGCCCTGGATCTTCGACTACAAAGGCCCCATTCTTCGTAAGAACCGTCAGTTTTAATGAGACATTCAACGATTGTAATGCTTTTAGATATGTCAAAGCCTGTAATTTCTGTTTTTTTCAGGTTCTTTACAATGGTTGTCATATCACTCCACAGGCTGAAGGCCCTTCTCAACAAGGTAGTCTTTCCACTGTCTCCGGGTCTCAAGGGGCCTCTCCCCGTCCGGCTGAAGCACCTCTAAGGCCGATGGCAGCCACGACACGTCAATGATGCTGTCACACTGGATTGAAGCATGGCCGTTGGTTATGATCTTCTTGGCTGTACCTCCACACTTATTGTCACTACAACTGATCTTATCGGGAAAGGCATCCATTAAGAAGAAATACTCTTTAACCTTCCCGCATTCCTGGCATTGATAATCATAATTGGGCATTTCTCACAATCCTTTCCGTTTGGCCTTGACCGATGGATTAAAGGGCTTGATTGTAAAAGACCGACCCTTGTATGTCTTCAACTTCGGTCTCGGCTTCTTCTTGGCCGGTGTCCCCCTACCCTTGAAAGACAATGGATCTTTGGTCTTGTATCTCTCTGTCATGTTCATATTGATTACCCCGACAGTATCAAACCGCCCCCTGGTGTCAAAATACGTTTCTCGCTCCCTTCCTTGGCCTGTTGTGCGTGCCACACGATCAGGGCATGGATAGCTTGCCCTATAGCCTTCCCAACTGTGCCAGGGTCGGCAATAGGCCCGGACACGCTGACATTGCCATCACTCATGAGGTTAATACCTATCGTCCCCAGGATTTGCGGCTTCTTTGTTGCATTAACTGCTTTCAGCCTTTTTGCTTTGCCCATTAGGCTCCTTCCGCCTTCGCAAAATCGAAAGTCCAGGTATCATCTTTAGCAAAGAGCTCTGTCTTAATCCCCTCAAAAAAGTTAGATTCAGCTTCCAGTTGAACACCGGATGGACGAAGAGCAACAACCCGTATCTCCAATTTTGGTTTAACCCGCTTTTTTGACCTTATAACTTTCACGGGTTCAGGCTTATACAGGAGGTGAGACAATTCAACATTACCAGTTCTCTCCATTTCATCCTCAATAAACAGGACATGCCTTTCCATTTTACTTACCCTCATCTGTAACGCTTCTAACTCCCATCGTTTTACCATCATGACCCCTTTCCCTGCTGCGCTTTAGGCGTACCAGGCTTTGGTTTACCCGCACCAAACCCATTTGGGCTACTCTTCAAATCGTCCTGAAGCTCCATTAACATTTCCTGCAACTGCATGGCCTGTTCTTCCGGCATACCCATTTCAAGCAGGATCTCAATGATCTGGTCGAACATGGACATTTGCGCCCGCTTGATAATCTCTTTCCATCCCGGAAAGTTCAGGGCCTCAAGCAGGGCCTCTTGGTCAATGGCTTTCAATTCAAAGAGCTTTTGGGCCATTTCCTGAATCTGCAAGCTCGTTCTGGGAGTGGTTGACCCACTTTCCACGACATAGCTGAACTTCCGGTAAGCGAATTGTGTACCAACAAACTTTTGCGGTTCCCCTCCGACTTCGACCAGTTCACTCTTTGTGCCAAAGTTCTGCCACAATCCTATAGCCCAGCGGCTTCTTTGCTCCACCAGCGACTCGATAGAGGTTGTCTTAGACTGTCTTACCTCTTGATTTCGCTCCTGAAGGGCTACGATAGCAGAGGCGGCCACGACACGGTTAGGGGCTTCCCCCCTGTCTGCATCCTCAATCTGAGATACCCGGTCAAACAGTTTAATAATCAGGTCGAGGACTTGAAAGAACGTGCTTGGTAGGTTCGGGATCTCCATGAACTCAATACGAGCATTCGGGGTTGTGGGCATTAACACTAGACGCCCTGAATTCTTCAATGAACTCTCAATCATCGCCCGAGATATCCCGCAATGCTTCTGTATAATGAGCGGAGGGGTCATAACATTCAGGACATACGCCACCAATTTACTGACGATGAGGTTGATCTTAATGATCAGATCGCCTACCTGTTCAGCGGCGGCAAATCCCCATGGTGATATCAAATCCCTGTAACTATTGGCCGTGTAGACCGGGATGCGTCCCCATGGGTGAGTATTCTGGGCTAGTTCAACCTCCAAATTCGGGTTAATGTTCGGGTTTGCACAATCATCCAGGACCATAAAGGGGCTCTCGGTCTTCTTAGCCTTCTTGTCACCCTTGCGTTGTGTAATCGTGATCTTACGGATACCGTCAGGGTAGACAGGTTCTTTGCGGGTCACCACCTCCATTACATGCCTGCCTTGGTCATCAACAAGAGGTGCATCAGCATCGTCTAAAACGGGCATTTCCTCTGTCACGTTCTTAATACGCTTATCCCTAACCCAAACCTCGATAATCAGGCATCGCTCAATCTTCTGGTCTGACGCGGCGTTATCGTTCTTGCCGACCTTATACATGGGATCTTCGTAATTACCTATTCGCTGTTGCGCGGAGGTGTAGTTGTCGGCCTTGTACTTCTCCCTCTCGGTCCCCAGTAGCTGATAAGCATCGTCTTGTGCTACTCCGGACACGCTGAACTCTTTTTCTGTTTTGTCAACAAAGTCGAGGTAGGCGAAACAGACATAAGGAGGCTCGGTTGACATATCATCCCAGTTCCCCGGTGCCGGGAAAAAAGCAAAGGGGTCTGTCAACATGATATTAGGATCACTCAAATCTTTAGCCCAATATGGCTTCTCGACTGTGATACCGTATATCTCCATCGTCCGGGCTGTTGCGCGGGTCTTGGCTTGCTGGCTGGTGTCCTTCCACCATTTCAACAGCTTGACACTGAGCAT